CTTTAAGAGACTTTTATTTTTTCTTAGAGTCTATGCCAGCTCCAAGACTTCTTTTAACTAACACATCTTTAAGTTTTGCAATTTCAGTTCTTCTTGACTACATAGGATTTTCTAATTATGTTTTTAGACGAGTAGATGGAGAAGATGATCCAATCATCCCATACTTCTTCGTTGCCCCAGACCAAAACGTTGCAGAAGTATTAAATCAACTTGCCATTTCAACACAGTCTGCAATGTATTTTGATGAATATAATAATTTTGTAGTGATGAGCAAAAACTATATAATGCCTTCAGAAAACGATAGAGCAACAGACTTCGTTTTATCTGGATCAAATAATCAAACTGATACTGGAGTAGTAAAGAACTCAACCTCTGGAAATCTACCAAATATTCTTTCTATTGCTTCTCAAGATAAAAAAATATATAATGATGGCAAAATTTCATATACAACAAGATATATTCAAAGATCTTATGGATCAATTAGACAAGCAAGCTTAGTTGATAGTGATAAAACATGGATATATAAACCAGTTCTACTTTGGGAAGTAGCTGGAGATGATTCTTTAAAAACTATTAATGAGGTTACATCTAAGCAGGGTAACTATGTTTTAGGAGCAATGCCGCTTAATTCAGATTTGACTGCATCACCACCACAGGTTGTAAACGGGGTAGTTACAAATAATATCATGGATCTTGGAGAAAATGTTTACTGGCTTACTAGATATAAAGGATATCTATACGCTAGTGGAGAAATAATTAAATATGATGCAGCAGAATTTAATGTAACTGGTACTGGAAATGTATGGATTAGTAGTAATCAAGAATATCAAAGATATTTTGCTTCCCTGCCATTTAATGGAAAAATATATCCAACAGGAAATATAAGAATTTATTCAGAGCCTTATTATGAAGTGATTGATGGAATTACTAGACTGCAACCAGGACCCGTATATCAGCATGGCAGGGGGCAGTTTGGAACTCCAATAACATCTCATTCAGCAGGACTAAACTCTTACTGGTCTAATAATGATTATGTTCGTGGATGTAATATGCAAACTCAATATCTGTTTACTACATTATTAGATGAAGATGTTTCTAGACCATCAACTGTAGTTGGAGCAGCTGGAGTAAATAATACTTTAGCTAGAGAAACAACACGTAATAGTATTATTAAAAACTTTATGTCAACAAACTATTATACTGAAACAGCAGTTAATAATTTAAAGTCAACCCAATCAGGAACTGTTCAATCTTCTGCTTTAGTTATGAATGGTCCATCTTTTAAAACAACAGAGACTCCACTTAATTTTGTTTCTTACGTTTATAAAAATTTAAACAACGCATATAAAAACTTTGGAACACGTATGCGTATTATTGGCAAAATTGACAGCAATGAAAATAGAAGCCAAACACCAATCGGCTCTGTATCATACTACCAAGTTGCTGGATCTACTGCAAATCAAAACATAAGCATAGGTGGCGGGTCTGGAGGTTTGGCGGTACTGTTAAATCCAGAAACAAATAATGGTTACTATTTTGAAATAGTAGCACTTACAGAAAGAAATGTAGAGTCATATCTTAAATTAGATAAAAATGGACAATCAGATATATCTGTAAACAATGTTGTATTTTATAAAATAAAAAAGGACTCATCTAATGATAATGCAATTCCTATTAAACTTTGGGGCGGATTAACAAGCATAATTGTAGATGATGGAAGATTTACTGGTCAATATAGAATGGCGGGAGAAGAAAATACGACGGTATATGATTTATCTGTAGAGTATCAGGATATTGGAAAAGTTCGTAGATTCTATCTATATATTAATAATAGATTAATAAAGATTGTAGATGATCCAGATCCACTACCCATTTATAACAATATGGCCTTATTTGTTCGTGGATCTTCAAGATGTATGTTTGAAAATGTTTATGCTTTGACAGAAAATTACGCTCAAAATACAACTTTCCTTACAGGAGAAACACTATCCACCGTTTTTGGTGATAAGCAAATTGATGCAAACGAGTCGTTCCGTAAATATGCTATGAGTGGAATTATTCAAGGCACATATTTAACTGGTATTAGTTCTCAACAACCACCTAAATATAATATGTACTTTGAAGAGTTTGGAACAATCATGCGTGAATGTGCTTACTTTGATGTAAGATATGATCGTGCATACCCTGCACTATACGCACAATTATCTCCAACGTTTAATAGAATTAAAGGATATGCGGTATCTGGTTTTCAAGCAGATTCATATGGTGCAGAATTTTTAATTTTTAATTGTACAGATACGGCATTAAACCTAGACGAAACAACTGGCAACTACTTAAGAATTCAAGGTATTACATTTACACAAGATACTACCTATGAGTTAACAGTAGATGAATATTTTAGCAAACGTAGTAATTTCTCTGACCCAGAATTGCAAGGTAGCACACTAGTATTATCTCCAGTAGTTGAAAAACAAAAATATGATGACATTAGATTAAGCAGAATTAACTATGGTAAGAGTGAATTTGCTATAGACAGTATTTATATACAAACACAAGATGACGCTGAAGCGCTGATGGGATGGATTATTAATAAGGTTATGACACCTAAAAAATCTATTGGTGTAAATGTATTTTCTATACCAACCCTACAACTTGGAGATATTGTTACTATTGACTATACAGATTCTAATGGAGTAGATTTAGTTTCTAGCCCATCACAAAGATTTGTAATATATAATATAGAGTATCAAAGAAGTTTAGAAGGACCAAATATGACGTTATATTTGAGTGAGGTATAAAATGGCAGATCAGTTAGACGTAGCATTTAGTCCAGATCCAATTTTACAAAGTCTTTGGCAACAATTAACAATAGATAAAACTATAACTGGTGCTGAATATGCACGTAAAACAGCAGAAAGAACTGCTCAAATAGCTCAAGAAAAAAACTTACCAGCTTATGGTGTTGGTGGCGGTGGATATTTAATTCCATCTCTTAATAGTTATAGTTCTGAAGATCAACAAAATAGAGAATACTATGAAAGACAAGAACAGCTTAAGCAGGAACTATCTGGAAAGTCTGTTTTAGCTCCAACTGGAGAAAAGGGAGTTTTTTCTGCATCAACATTTGATACTAAAGGAAATCTAGTTGATGTTAGTATGGGAAAAACAAATGATCCAGCTGCAAGAGGAACAGCAAATTATGATCCAAATGCAGGAGGATCTCAAAGATTTTTTTATGATGCAAGTGGAAAAAAATTAACAGCTGCACAAGCAGCCGCATCAGCAACTGGAAAAGAATTTGCTGCTGCAGGATGGGATATAGGATACGGCCCTGGAATGATTGGTCCAGGAATAAAGGCTGATACAACAGAAAGAGACGCAAGAATTGCAGCAACAGAAGCAAGACTAAATACTAGGCCAGCTTCTACAAATGTATCTCCAAATCCAACTCCAACTTCACCAACCCCAGCAGTATCATCACCAGTTGTTGTTGCAGCTCCTATCATTCCAGTAAAAACTGCTCCAATTGATACAATTCTTTACCCAAGCGACGATCAACTTCCAATAGAAATAATGGCTGATTTAATATTTGAAAATATTGGTGGTCAAGAATTAATTAATATTGCAAGAACAGATACAGTTAATGGACAGACAGTCATATATCAGCCTATTAAAAATTTAACACAAATTCAACAACAATACAATCCAAATAATATAGTTAGTCTTCAGGCAACATCAGATAAATATTTTGCAAACTTTTCTATTAAACTTGATAACAAGGTTCCAGAAGAAGGAAATGGCCCAGCTGGAGCACATGTTTATATAGACCCAGAAACTGGAGATCTTGTAGTTGAGGGAATTAATTTGCAACCAGATGAGCAAATAGAGCTGGAAATTACTACAAGTGGTACAATATATGAGGCGGAACTATGATTACAAATACTGGAAAATCTATTATTGGCAAGTACCTGCTTGGTCAGGCACCAGCCTATGCATCTTATATTGCAGTTGGATGCGGGGCACAGCCATTAGATACATCTGACCCATATGGCGATTATTCTACAAAAGAGAACCTTGACTTTGAAATGTTTCGTGTTCCAATATCTTCTCGTGGATTTGTTAATGATGCGGGTACAGAAAAAATAGTATTAACAGCAGAACTACCAACAGAAGAAAGATATGAAATTACAGAAATAGGATTATATTCTGCAGGATCAAATCCATCTGCTGGAGCCTTTGATAGCAAAACTGTTTTTGCATTTACTCAGGGAGAAAATTGGCAATATCACACAGCTACTGCTGCATCGTCTATTCCAACAATAACAGCCCCATTGGATGATCCCAATGATGATAATATAATAGCAACCTCAGATATGGTTTTTCAAACCAACGCAGATAACTCTATATTTTTTAAAGCCCCAAGAACAACAAGATATGAGCGTTGTAGATTTTTAAATAATATGATTTTGATTCGTGGTGACGACTCAGATCTTACAATAGATGCTACAACTGGAAGTTCTGCAGGACATTTTGTTGTAGAGCCAGGATCTAATCACATTCATCTTCTAAGCCCTGACGTAGATTTTAATAAAAACTCTCCTATAGATGAATTAAGACTTGCATTTTCTATTATTAGTAAAGATGGAGATTCATCTGCTGTTCCAGATACCGTTCGTATTTTAGTTGACTTTGCATCAACAGATTCTGAAACAGCAGGAGAATTTGCTAGATTTGAGATTGAGCTAGAAAATGGCAGCGGTACTGGTGGAACATATGATTTTGAAAACAATAGATATTATATTGCTACAACACAACTACAAGACTTGTATCAAACACAAGGATTTACTTGGAACGCAGTTACTACAGTAAAAATATACGCATGTGCTCTAGTCTCTGATGTTCCATCTGATGATTATTATATTGCACTTGACGCTCTAAGATTAGAAAATATATCTTCAACAAATCCACTTTACGGCATGACTGGGTATTCAGTAGTAAAAAATTCTGACGCATCTACTATTATTAAGTCTCCTAATACAAGCAATTATATTGAATTTAGGTTCTCTGTTGGGGTATCATAATGGCAGATTCAAACATAAAACAATTTAGAGTATCTCCATCAGATATGCCACCAATTAATAGCATAACTGAAGGGTATAGTGTTAGATATAGAATAATTTCTGAAGATAGAAACAGAAACTCACACTGGTCTCCAGTATATTTAATTGAACCCAATTATACATTTATACCTGGACAAATAGGTTATTCAGCAAATTCAAATGTAGTAAATATTGATTGGGACGCTGTTACAATTTTAAAAGATACATCTTCAACAACATCAATTAATAATAAACAACTTTCTAGTGATTTGGCTACATTAACTACAGATGGAGCACACTATATGTCTGTTGGAGATTGGGTTACTGTAGAAGGAGTAGATTCTACATTTAATGGAACATATCAAATATCTGCTGTAACAACTAATACTTTTAGTTATTATAAAGATCATGGAAATATCGCATCTACTCCAGTTAGTCCAAAAGGTACTTATAAAAAAAATTCAGTAATAAGACGAGCACTAGATTACGATGTTTGGGTAAGATGGGATAGAAATGATGGCGGAGACTGGTTATATAAAGAAAGAATAGAATCTACCAGCCTTTCTTTCCCAGTTCCTAGTATTTATACAATTAATGGAGCGGTTCAGCCATCTTTTCCAAATAGATTTAGTGCTGAAATTTATTTAAGAGGATATCCAATAGAAAGAGGAGATGGTGTTCCTTTAGATCCAGCTTCTCCATTTTTAAAGGTATATCAAGTATTAAACGAAACGATCTAATGATATAATGGAGAGATAATGGCAAAAGTACCACTACCAGAACGAGGACAACCTCTAGACGTAACATATATTTATCAGCTTGCTGATACTATTAATGATATAGCAACGCAGGTTTCTTCCGCTACATTTAATTATGCAACAATAGATACCATAAGTGCTGGAAAACAAAGCGTCAAAACTTCAGATACTCGTGTTATTGGTGGATATGTTGAAGTAGCAAACAATTCAACAGTAAGCGCAGGAAATGAAAAAACATTTTCTTATGATTTTCCATCAGACTTTAAGTATGCTCCAATAGCTACTGCTACAGCAGTTAATATTGGAAACACTCCTGCTGGACAAAATGTTACAGTTATTTTAAAAAGTGTTACAACTTCAAGAGTTGAAGGGGTAGTTAGATTCGGTGCTTCTGGAGATCTTTCTCTAGCTGTTCACCTTATCGTAATTGGCATTCCTAACTAAAGGGACTGGGGTAAATGATTTATTGCAATAAGTGCAAGGGTAGAATGTTTGTGGATAGACAATACTCTAGTGAAATGCACCTTGAAACATATTGTATTAGCTGTGGTACTAGACAATTTTATCATCCACCATCACAAAGTAGGTATGGGCAATGGCTTTTAAACCTAGAAAACTTGAGAGCAAAGACTACAATAACCAGCCTGTAATTCCAGGCAATAAAACTATTTGGTTTTTGAATGGTGATCTTGTAAGACTTTATCACAGTTCAAGATCTACTGGCATGGTTACTGTTTATAATATAACACAAGACAGACTAGAGACATGTTTAAGATCTGATTTTAGAAAAAACAGACAAAAGGCATATACTGTATCAGAAACTGCAAGACTTGTCAATAGGCATCGTAAATATTTTCCAAACTTAATTAAACGAGGAGTCATTCCACCACCAATGGGTGCACAAGTTGGCGGTACTAGACATTGGCAAGTAAGAGCATACTACTCTGAATCGCAAGTAAAAGAGATACGTGATATACTTGCAAGTATACATATGGGTAGACCAAGAAGAGATAATTTAATAACAAACAATATGACTCCTACAAGTCAGGAGTTGACACGTAGAACTGGCGATGGTATACTGGTTTATACAAAAACACAAGACGGCAGGTTCATACCTGTTTGGGGAGAGAGCATTAATTAGCCTATGAAGGAGGCAGTGGTGGAATCAAGAAATGAAACAAAGGTATCTGCAACACTTGGATACACGCTTAATTTAGGAAACTTTCAATCTTTACGAGTTGATCTTGGAGTAGTTGACCATGTTCGTGATGGTGAGACTACAAATGATGCAATGAATCGTGTATATGATTTTGTTGAGGCAAAGGTTGTAGAAAAAGTTCAAGAAGCAAAAGCAGAGATTTCTGAGGAGTAATTGTGGCTGATCGCAAAGACCGAATGGCTTTGCTCAGTCGCTACAATAAACTACATTTGCAGAGATACGAGCAAAAGTCTAATCTCAATCTTAACGTTGAGCAATGGGCAGCAGATGCCCTTGTAGAATCCTACGGGCTTCCTTTATGCTATGACCTGCTAGATTTTTATTTTCAGATATCAATAACTCCTTCTTGGAATATTTTTGCATACAAAGCACAAGAGTTATTTGATAGTAAGATTTCTATAGAACAAGATATTAAAGAACGAGAAGAGCGTAGAAAATTGGCTAAGGAGTGGTTAAGTGAATAATACAGAGGCAAAATTAATATCAGCGGTACTGGAAGATAAACAAATCCATGTTTTGCTACAGGCTAATATAGACGGACTTCTTAGAACACATAATGATGTGTGGAACTTTATTAGACGTTATTCTGAAACAAATGGAACCGTTCCACCGTCTACTTTGGTAGTAGAAAAATTTAGAGATTTTGCACCAGTGCAGGGCGTTGGTGCTACAAAGCATCATCTTGAAGAACTTCAGACTGAATATTTAAATGATAGTCTTAAAGATATCATCCGTAATGCTGCTACAGAAGTGCAGGGCGGTCAAGGAGTAAAAGCTCTTGAACAACTAATTACAAAAACATCAGAATTAAAAAAGAATACATCTGCGATTAGAGATGTTGATGCTACAGATCTTGAATCTGCAATTGCATATTTTGAAAACGTAAAGAAGCAACAGGAGTTAGGCAAGATTGGCATTAGAACAGGCTTGCCAGGATTTGACAACTATCTACCTTCAGGAATCATGCCAGGTCAACTGGGGATATTCCTGGCATATCCAGGTATTGGCAAATCTTGGCTTGCTCTTTACTTTGCTGTCCAAGCATGGAAG